GGTACATAGACTTCCCCCCACACAATTTGGAGTTCCTCGTCTACTTTCTTGATACTAGTAAGCTGCCTGTCGACCCGCTCTGTCATTACCTATCTCGTGCTAGAGTGTTCGAGGTTTCCCCCACAGATATCTGGAACTCTGTACTCTAATGCTCCACGGGGGCTTTATAATGGATTCTCCACTATCCGCCCACAAACCACGCCCACAGCAACTAGCCACTATGGACTAGGCTACAACACATCGTGAAACTGCACAAGATTAGTCTTCTGGAACAGGTGACCGTTCAACCGCCCGTACAAACTTTCTCCAACGACTAGGCAAATCAGACATCTTACGTGCGCCGCCAAGTGCCCACATCAAGTCATACCGGTCGGGGATACTAAGCTCGTGAAACAAAGGATGGTACACGGCTTTCCTTAACCGGTAGGATAATTCTTTTGACTGGGCTTTCATTTTTACTTGTCTCCCAACGGAGGCTTACTTGCCACCACGGTGAAACTGCACAAGATTATTCCAGTCGAGCCGGGCCACCGGGGACCGGGGACCGTTCAACCGCTCGTAATAGGTTTCGCCAACGCTTCGACAAATCAGACACCTTTCGTGCACTGCCAAGCTCATGGACACACTCATTTTGCTCCGAGAAACTAAGCTCCAAAAACAATGGATGGTACACTATCACCCTTAATCGGTACGATAGTTCTTTTGACTGTATACTCATTTTACTTACCTCCCAACGGGTGCTTACTTGCCGCCCCATCTCTTGGCTCCCACTGTATACCGCCATCACCACCGTACACAGTCCTGTGGTCCCGCTCATTTCTTCGTATCACAAGCGGGATACCAGCTGGAAATGCAAAACACTTACCATTTCTGGTGTCGTGCTTACACACGGAACACTGAGACACATCCATTGCTCCACTTGGATTAAACTTTTCTTCAGCTCTAATAACCATGCCCTATACCACCAATACCCGTATTACCTTACTTATACTTTAACACATTGGTTGCGTTTGTCAAGAGGTATTACTCCATTACAACCGTAATAACGTCCATCTTTTTGTACGCACTTACTAGTGGGTCGTCCAGCCAGTTTTTTGGTACAAACGGCACTGCTCTCTCAATGTCTACTACCCGGAACACGCTGTTCCTGTCTAGGAGCAGTTCGGACTCCGCCCAACTAATCACATCCCCGTTCCCTATCCAGCCAACTTTCTTCCCCTCTGGAATAACAACACGAATCACGGTGTTCATACCATCGGAAGTTGCGAACCCCTCTGCTACAGACCGGTCAAACGTAGTGCTAACGAATGCTTTATCAACAAAGGTGTCACCTACCTCTAGGTACGGAGTTCTAATTGCGTCAGTCACGTTGGTAGCACCACGGTACACCTCCAATGTCTCTCCCTTCGGCACCGTAATACCATGCTTCTCCAATACACGGTCTAATGTACGCACCTCCTCCATTACGTCGTCAGCGGTATCTGTTAATTTACTGAAGTTGGTTCTTAATGCATCGTTGACGCTAGTGAACCCCTCGTCTGCGTACTCCTTAATTGCCCTATGCTCATCCGCAAGCGCCTCAAATCGTAACTTCGCAAGTCTTCCTTCCTTACCCGGTAAATTCATTCTCCCGGCCTGCTCAGCTAGGTCGTCTCCAATAGACGCGGTGAGTTCTTTCTTGTTCTTAGTCCACCCCTCCAACATATCCTTCACGCCCTCGTCGTAGAAAGAATTAGAAAACTTAGTCTGTGTTGGCCCTAACCCGGCTGGCCCCGGTGCCCATTCAAGTGGGCCTTTGTCAGCTACATGAACTATTGGCGGTGGTTCTTTAACAACCTCCTCGGTCACCGCCTCTAACTCTCTAGCCCATGCTTCTGGGTTACGCCCATGAATTACATCATCAAGGAACTCATCCGCTGAATCATACACCGCGTCTTCTATGCTAACTGCTAGTTTGTACAGCTCCTCGTCTGCCAAAGCTGCAAAATCATCGAGTTTTTGTAGCTCCAGTGCTAACTCATTAGCAATACTCTCAAAGCCCCCTCTGACCGTCTTCGCCCCACGTAACCCTTTCTCGGGGGTAGTTCTCAACTTCGCAGTCGTATCAGACAGTACCTCACTCACCTTATCGGCTATCGTATCTTCTAACCTCCCAGCAACTCCGATGCCTACGTCTTGTATCGCCTTCTCAAGTCCCGGCAACTGCCCTACCTTGCTCCTAACCTTGTTGACAACATTACCGTACACATCATCAAACTTGTCACTAAGACCATGCTTCTTTAACACCGCCGGAATCATACTCCGATGAAACCCACTCCCGATATACACTTCCTCGCTTACAACCATCTTCGACCGATTCAGAAATACGTTGTAACCCGCATCAGTAACGTACTGTGAATCAACTCCACCAGCCGCCCACATAGCATTGTGGTTACTTTTTAGACCACCAATAGCGGCATTCCATTTTCTTGCTTCTTCAGACGCTTCAACCAGTAAGTTACCGGAGTCATCTAACAAGTCGGGTGGTATCTGCTTCTTCATATCCGCTACTATCTCTTCCCATTCAGCTAGGTGTGGTACTTCATTCCCCGTTACTATGCCTCGCCAGTCCTGTAGCTCCGTATAAACATCTGGGATGGCCTCATCGACCCCAACTCGAATTTGCACTCCACCAAACTCGTGGATGCTATACTCACTACTTGTTTTGTGACCCTTATTGATTACGTTTGCGGGGGCATCTTGAAACGCAGACTCCTCAAGAGCCTCAGTTATATCCCTTGCTTTAATGCTAGCGTCCCTTGATTCGATTACCGCCCCATCTGAGTATCGCCAATACTCATCAAACTCTGGCAGCCTGTTCCTAGCATACGCGACATTTTCAGCCGTGCTCTTCGCTGAATCTAATGTCTCAGCGGTATACGTACCAGACCCATATATCCCCTCCCCTCCATACACCGCCCCGTTCTTGAACTGATTAGAATTCTCGAATAGCCACTCCTCGTAGTCCTTCATCACCCCATCGAAGTCCTCGAAATTTAGACGGGGCAGATTGGCCTCACCGAACTTCTCGAAAAGGGGGTTCTTGTATGGGTCAGCATTCATGCCACGTAACGACATTTTGCTAACCCCCTCCGACCTGTACTTATCCCTGAAAAAATCTTCAGGCAGTACTGAAGGCTTTCCATCAAATCCATTTTCCTTAACAACGGCTTCAAAGAAGGCGTCACCAGACCTCCAGCCTGCTGCGGTCCTAGTGTCTTTGTGCCTGTACACTCCTCCAGACGGTGGTGCATCCACCCACGAAGCCTCATTATTCTCAATAAACTGGGCCACGTTCAGCCTACCTTTCCTCGTAGCAACCGGGTTTAGCGCCTCCTCAACCACGTCCTCCAATTCTACATTCCATGCTGTTGGTGACCTCCCGTGCATCATGTCATCGAGGAACTCGTCAACCGAGTCGTACATTAGGTCTTCTATCTTGGCACCAATATTGAGGTTATCAGTTGGTGATGGAAGGCGATTCTGTAACTGCCCCCCCAACTCCTCCACATTGGTTGTGAGTGTACCCCTGACAATCTTTGCCTTTTTAACCCCAAGTTCTGGCGTCGTTCTCAGTACCAAGCTTTCGTGAGTCCAAATACCACTCACCCTGTTCTCAAGTGCATACGCCCCTCTCTCTGTAAGTAACTCCTCTAACCCCTTTCCAAACTCCACCTGAAGTTTATGCTCTAACCTATCCAGTATTAAATCTCTGGTGGCCTCCGAAAATTCGTTCGCACCCTCAATGCCGTGCTTAGCTAAAGACGGCTCTATCATCGCCCTATGAAGACCGGGCTTTATGTACACCTCCTCACCTACAATCATCTTCGACCGATTCAGAAAGACGTTGAAACGGTATTCCGGTATCTGAACCATATCTATTCCACCAGAGGCAAACCCGGCGTTATGGTTATTGGTCAGCTCATCAAGTAGAGCGGCCCATTTCTTTGCTTCATCGGTATCAATTAGCTCTCCAGCGGCATCCAGCAGATTAGGTGGTATCTGCTCTCTTAGGTTTTGTATGTAAGCAAGGTGCTTATCAGAAGCCGCCTCGTCCATAGTCGAAAGTATAACTGATGACATCTCGTTGTCGGTGTCCGCCCCAACGCGCATTATGACCCCACCAAAATCATCGTGGGCATAATGAATAGCTGTGTCTAAGCCCTCATCAAGGTTAGTCATCGGGGCGTCTTGAAACATCATCTCTCTAAGACCGGAGTTATCCCTCTCACCCAGCACCCAAGCCCTACCATCGGCTTGCAGGTCAGTAACCGCCTCGGCCGAGTACGTACCAGACCCATAGGCACCTTCTCCCGGATAGTAGTCGCCGGTCTTAAAGGCGTTGCTACGCTCAAATAGCCATGCCTCGTAGTCCTCTAGTACGTCGTCAATCTTATCAAAATCAACCCCCTCAAGGTTTACACCACCAAAGTTTGCTAAAAGAGGGTTTCTCTTGGGGTCGGCATCTATGCCACGGTACGCTGCCTTATCAAGCCTGCCCTCGTCGTATAAACTTCGTATTGCGGCATCGTCTAGTACTGTAGGTGTACCATCAAACCCATTTTCCTTGACAACCGAACCGAAGAAACCATCCCCCTTCCCTTTAAAGGAATATTTCTCATCAAAGACGGTTTCTGTGACATCACCAAAATCACCACTGGTAACGGTACGTGGTACATTAAAGTTAGCATCGTTATTCCTTATGTACTCCTCAACGTTCAAGTTACCGGGTTTAATAGTCGTCTTCCTCGGCGGTGGTGGCATCATCACCTGTGCTAACACCTCGCGCTGCACAACGCTGCCTGCCGGAACCACCAGCCCCCTACACATCGGGTGGAAGGGTGGCACCATAAAGCCCGCCGCCTGTAACTCGGCATCGCCCATCCCGGCCATTCTAGATACATTATCCTTCTTCTGACTTGGGAACGGGGCCAAGGACTTCAATTCATTGGGGTCGGTCGTATGCAGCATGTCACTTACCAAGCCCAGCGACTTCTTTACCTCCATCGTTGCCCCGTGGATATTCATACACACCGGACATGTTCTACGGTCTAGAACCTCGTTTATCTGGTACATGGAAATCTGTGTATCTGCGGCCTGTCTCAGCATCCCGTAACTACGGAGCCTACTCGTCGTCAGGTTAGCCCCCGCATTAACCAACCCGGCCCCACCATCCAGTAACACCCTGTTAATAGCGTCCCCAATCACATCCGAGGAAGCCATTGCCTTCTTAACCTCGGCCCTCTCCTCTTCTAATACGGTGATATACGCAGACACCACAGCATTAAGCGCCCTCTGGGTACGCTGAACACCAAGAACCGCAATCGTCTTCATCATTACGTCAGTACCAGTCGCCACCACGTCTGGTACTGCGCTATCGGCCACAAAGGTTTTACTTACGGGGACAAAACTGGAAGCACCTAGAATAACGGCCTTCAGTCCAATAAGCTCAGCGTGTCCGCGAGCCTTTTCGATATCACTGCTAACGTCGAATTCTTGTATAGCGGAGCGGGCGGCGTCATACTCACCACGCTTAACTAGGCGTAAAACAAGACGTGCTAATTTACGAGCTGGTTTCTGGTACTGGCGATTAAGGACACTTGCAACTGTATCCTCTAGCGCCAGATATGCCTCTAGCCGTGGCATACCAGACTGGTGCCTAATTCAGTTGCGAGGTCATAGCCGAGAAGGCACAACCTGTCAGCTCATCAAGTCCAGATGGGTCGTAAGCAGTGTTTACAAGGTTATGCGCTGACAACAAGCTGTTAAACACCCTCGTATCTGCCCGACTCAGTGATGCAACTAATTTCATTAGTCGCTTTAATTCCACTGCCCCACCAGACCCGGATACACCCTGCTTCATTGCACGTGCCACATCGTAAGCTAGGGCAACCAACCCGTCAGATGCCTGCATTTTCACAGCCCCACTTGGTACTCCAGTGGCTGCAATCCCACCCTGCTCAACTACCCTCTCCTCGGACTCCTCACCCATCTCTGGCCTCTCCTCTACCTCATCCACTATTGGCTTTAACGCCAAATTAACTACCTCGTTCAACGTTTCAATGAACTCCTCCTTGTCGATAGCCCCACTAGTACCCGCTAACTCCAAAGCCTGTAGCTGTAACGTCGAATCCTTAACACTCAGTGGCAGTGAACGAAACTTTAAGCCGGAAACTCCCAACTCCGGCAACAATTTCACATTGATTACTTCATCAAACTCCTGCCTTTCTGGCTGGAACACCTGTGCTTCGGCTACGGTATACGAAGCAAACGCCGTCGCAAAGCTATAATCTTGGGCCTTCCCAACAAACAGTGGCGGTAATCTAAACGACGACCGGATGCGCTCCTCACACCTCTTGTCATAGTTCTCAAACATACTATCTGCTAACCTCTCCGACCCGAACCGTTCAACTGTAACCCTGACATTGTTCACAGCATCAATCGAACCAGAGGTGCTGTGCGCCTCTAGTATCGCCGCCCTGTGTGAGTCTTTGGTCTTACCAGAAAACATTTTCTCCAGCGCCTCAACTGCCTGCGGAGCTAACTGGCCACCCTGAACCATCATTAGTACCGGTGGTATTCCTCCACTATCGAAATACTCAAGGTTATGCTCCTCTGCCTTCCTACTGCCAACAACAGACGGTATTTGGTTCACCCATCTTGGCACACCGTAGGGAGTTTCCGCATCATCCTTCATTACCAGATGAATCAGCTCTGTCGCCCTCTGTTCTGACGGTAACCGCTGCCGTGTCATAACGGTATACGCAACTTCTCGCCCACCCCTTACCACTACCTTCTCAACTGGAACTGCCTCGTCTAGTTTTACTAACCGTATAGTAGATGCAGACACATGCCGTACAAACGCCAACTCATCCTGTGGCGTACGCATGACCTCCAAATACCCATTCCCAGTTATCTCTAAGTCTCTCCTTACCTTTCTGCGTATCGTAGTAAACGACATGCCGGGAAACGGCTCATGGAAAAACTCCTCTACCCTTTTTACCTCTTCCTCGTTTGGCTCCTCGTCAGTTAGTGCCCCGTCTATCGAGTACCCAGTGCCGTCAATGTTTGCTTCCATTGCGTCTATGCAGGCAGCGAGTGAGTTGTTCTTCTGCACCCATAACTCCAAATCTCGCAACGGGAGCGGGGGGCGTATAGCTTTAGCTGACCCATGCTCATAAAACTGCTGCCACTCGTCCTCCACCTCCCATGCGTTGGACACAATAACAGAGGAAAACGGGTTAGTTGCGGCCTTTCCTACCAAGTGCACCTGCACCTTTGTAGAACCATTACTTTTATCGCCGTCTGCCATACTGTATCGACCCTCCACTAGGTCTTCTAAAGTATAACGTCAACTACTCTACTTAGCCAGTTCGACCATATCTGCTAAGTTTGGCCCAATCTCTGCATCAACCTCAAAGCGAACCTTTGGCCTCCAGTCACATACCTCTTCAAACGGGAGATTTTCCATAATCCGCACCGCCACGCCAACCAACTCGCTCGCCCCGTCCTCTGGTACATAACCAGCAACTGAATCGTGTGTCATCATCGTGACATCTAACCCCGTACCAACCATCTGCTTTTCAATCAGAGCCACGCTCCACAGGGTCATATCAGACAACGTTGACTGGACAGGGGCGTTAATTGCTTGCCGAAAAGCACCAGCAACCTTTGCGTGGTCTGACGAATCTACATTAGGCAATCGTCTTAGCCTCCCCAATGGCGACCGTATCTGCTTCTTTCTCTCTACATATTGCTGGACTTTATGATGCCAAACATGCAGCCGTGGATAAAGTCGGAAAAAGGCATCTCTTTGTTCCGATGCTTCCTGCATTGAAAATGCTATTCCGTAAGCTGCTGCTGCGTACTGCTGAAAACCCCTAGAACCCATCCCATACAGCAAACCAAAGTTCCCGGCCTTCCCTCTAAAGCGTAACTGGTCGTATCTGTATTTGTCAGTTACTTTCCACCCTAGGAACTCATCCAAGCTAACTCCAGACAACCCTGCCGCTGTAACAGCATGCAAGTCTATCCCATTCTGGTACGCCTTTAGCATGGCCTCTTCATTGGCTAGACACGCCGCTATTCGTAACTCGCCCTGTGAAAAGTCAGCCTGCCAACACAGCTTCCCCTCTGGTGCCACATAGCACTCACGAAGCCTCTTCGCCCACTTCGTGTGCTTTGGTAGTGTCTGAATAGCCGGGTCACTTGCCGACGTTCTACCAGTGACGGTGCCAGCATCTCCACGCCTGCTCGTCTGCCCCGCTCCCCTGTAAAGCATGTAGGATGGGTGCAACTTACCATCGTTACGCAGATGCTTCAGGAACCCAACAACAAATGTGGAAAGCGTTTTACTAGTCACCCCAAGTTCTACTAGCCTGCCAATAAACGGGGCCGCCTTAGGGTCGTTCTCAAACATCTTCAAATGATTACTAGCGGTGGAGGCCGCCCCAGTCTTCTCCGTCCGTACTTTCGGCTTCAACCCAAGCCCATACCCACTGAACAGATAGTCGCGTAGCAATGCTGGCCGACCTAAGCTCAAGTTATCCTTGTACTTCAACCTCAGGCGTGACGGTATAATCTCCAATGCCTCCGACTCAAGTGTGTCGGCTATCCCCCTCAACTCACACTCTAGAATCCGCATCTTCTCCTCGTCTATGCATAGCCCCCTCTCCTCGACGCCCTCGAATGCCTTCACAGCAGGAAGCAAAACTACCCTGTAGAATCTAGTTAATCTTTCGTCTTTCTGTATAGCCGCCGCTAGGGCATCTGCAACTCTATAAGTAGCGTCCGTATCTCCCCCCGCGTACTCCAATAGGTCATCCTTCGGGACTAACTGCATTTTGGACTTGTCGTGCTTCTTATTAAAAGCATCGTCGTACCCGCCCATCCGTGTGTAGAGCTTTGCGTGATTGTTCAGGCTGTTTGACCTGTTCTCATCAACCAAGCTACCAACTAACAGGGTGTCGAGTACTAGGTTAGTACAGGTAATGCCCCATTTAACACGCATCCATACAGCGTCAAACTTAAAGTTCGCTCCACACAGCCGTAGCCTATTCTCAGTAAGCAACCAGTGCAGCTGCTCCCATAAGGCAGAACCCGGTTGTGGCTGGTCATCCTCCCCCTTGAAATAAATCAGTCGAGCTTCGCCCGGCTTTGTCGTTATCGACACCGAGACTATAAAAGTGTTGTCCACCCATGAGTACAGTCCTACTGTTTCTAGGTCTACGGCAACCCGTGGCCTTTCCCCACTAGCTATCCTCTCTTTTAGGCCATTGACTACCGACTCATAGTCCTCAACCCACTGATAATCTAAACCCACCATCTCACCCCCCCTTCGTATTAGCTGTATAGCGCCCTATAGCGCCCATGAAATATCGTGCAAGTGTTTTAATATGTAAGCAAATTAACCAGCCCCTTAAAAACTTGTGTTCTCATAGAGCTATTTCGTAAGTACGTTGTTAATCTTGAGTCCATACGGGAGCGACAGGTTGTTTTTCTTTGTGGGTAATTTTGTGTTTCCGGTACCATCTGACTTTGGCACCTCTAGCTTTTCCCACGCTACCTCCCCATCAAACCCAACTGGGTAGTCACATCCGTAGCATTCAACAACGGCCCCCTCCAGAATCTTGTCTACCCCTCTCGCGGTCTTAGCAAGATACCTCTCAAACATATTAATTGGCGAGGTAGTCAGTACCGACAAGTCACATACGTAAGCTCGCAGCTTACCTAGCTTTCTATCACAGAGAACGGCTAACCCTAAGTCCCCTCCACACTCACACAGTACGGCTGCGAACTGGTCAGTTAAATTGACAACCGATGATGCTATCTCAACCTCCAGACACCACGGGAACTCTTCCCCCAGTACTTCAGCTATTACCCCGCGGTCAGTGGAACCGCTAAATACTATCCTGTCCTTGTTTACCTCAACCTCGATATCAATATCTAAGGTATCCGCTATCGGTATAGTCATCTGGTCTACCGTCGCCCGGTCTAAAGATTTACCCCGCACCATACTTAATCCTCCTTGCTCCATAACAACTCCCCCCCTTCTTCTATCGTCAAGTCCCAGCACCCAACGTATACACCTAAATAAGTACCCCATAAGCTTACCCCTGTGCGAACTCGTAAGACCTTACGCACCTCTAATACTAGGCCGTCACCGGACAACCCACACAACGGCGTTGCCTCTGTTTCAATTAAATCCCCCACCTGCAACGACTCCACAGCTGGGTTTTCGTCAATATTATACACCATGCTTTTCTACCTTATCCATATTCGGCATCCCTACCATCTCGAAACCACCAAACCCTACCAACATAGACCCTAGCAA